ACCGATGCATTATCAGCCAAGTCCTCCCATATCATGCTTGCTGTAAACATTTCTCCTTTATGTACCTTTGCGTGATCATCTGTAACCATACCAACTTCTCTAATAGTTGTTGATGATGTTTCGGAATAACCATATCCGCAAAATAAACATAATATAAATATACTGCATAACAATTTTTTCATCTTTTTATTCTCCTTTAGCCCTAGCGAGAGGGCACAAATTCGCCCCCTCGCATAAGCATGATTTACTTATTCCGGTAATCTATACCAATATAAACATTATCCGTTCCAAGGCTCGGAGCTTCTTTCAAGAAAAAAGCTGGGTTCGAGTATATCCTCGGATTGTGGAATAAATATTCATAAACAGCATATCCGGCTGTCCCTGTCGTGTGCGTACTATAAGCAGGAACAGTCCAATATCCATCCTCACTGCTTGCCGCTGTCGTTGAGGTAGCATTGTCGTAAACGCTAACCAATATCCCCGCAGTACCTTCCGAGGTAGCAGTTTGAGTCGTAACAAGCACAAGCCTATCTATCCATACTTCACCACTTATCGTTGGATAAGCGGTGGCAAACGAGGTGGTATTACCCGTCACCGTATAGGTTGATAGCTCCCCGCTGTAATCTATTGCTCCAGTTTTGGAAATTCCAAAGAGAAGCAGTCCAGCTACTAACAACATCATTACTTTTTTCATTTTCATTTCTCCTTTGTTATATTTTTTATTCTCTTTACGCTCGAGAAATGGAGAGAGCATATCCGATCTGAAAAGCCTCTTTTTTTTATTTGTGTTGACTTTAGCCGATACGCCCTTCCCCATTTTCTCTCCCGTTTATTTTATTTCATCACCTACACTAAACGCATCCGGATTCCCGATTACCGAACTCTTACGCATTGTGAATCTCCAACCAGAGGTGTCTTGAGTCCAGAGATTCGTTGTAACCTCTGTTCCTGTGCTGATTATCGCACTATCGCTATAGTTTACAGTTATCCCAGTATTGCCATCCTTGAATCCAGTCAATACATTCTTCAAGTTACCCCAGATTATCTTTGATGTATTGCTCGCGTCGCCATGCGTATTCAATATCGCATTTGAGATGATGACATTATCGCCGAGCAAGTTCATTCCAATCTTGTTGTTAATCGGCTGTAGACTCCAAAGAGGTCTGCCATTCCCATCAACAATTCGGATAATTTTCGCCCAGACGCTTCGATTCATTATCCATTCAGCACCAGTTCTATACTTTTCCAACACAGCGGTGTTATTCTGAATAGCAACTAAATCCGTATACGCTAAAGCTCCGCCTGCTTGCTGTACTTCCTGTGTTGTACCCGCGATTGCCGCATCAAATACTATCCCATTGAAAGGGTCAGTCAATCCCGTAACATCGCCAACAAGGATTATCCTTTCCACTTCGTATTCAAAGTTCTCGCCGATCTTTTCAGCTAGAAGCCGATCAAGTCCAACAATATTGTCCGCTCTCAGTTCGTCTGTAGCAGTAATGATAGCCGCCATAACTTTTAGCGTCGAAGTCTTTTCAGTAAAGGTAGGCTTCGTTTCTGTTTTTACTCCCTTCTCACTAACCCAACCTACAGAAATATCAGTTAGCCATTTCGGGATAGTCTTAACATTTCCATCAGTCATAGCATGAGGGAATGGAGTAGTTTTTCCCGGTACAGAAGCCGGGTCATTCAATTCGCCAAGTATGAAATTGGCTGTCCCGCTCGGCACAAGGTATCCGCCCTGTGCATCGCTTCCTTCTGTTAAAGACGCTTTCATATTCCGCAAATCAGGGTCTTTATCTCTAACCTTTTGTAGATATGCACCAAAAGTTTCGCCCTTAACACTTCCAAACATTTCTTTTGGAAGTTTATCTTCGGCAGCAGCTTTTTTCTCTGCCTCGTATTTAGCTTCGAGTTTAGCTTCGAGGTCGCCAAGCATTTTCTCGACCTCGTCTTTTTGGATAGCATCAGTTTTTATCTGGCTATCCTTATGCCCTTTCTTTTCGGCAAGTTCAGCCATTCTCGCCTTAGCTTGCTCTCCTTCTTTGATAAGTTGTTCTAACTTTTCTTTGTCCGTCATTTTACTCCCTCCTATTTTTGTTCAAGGGCGGTAATTCCGTCCTGAACTTCCTTAGTTATCTTTTTTGCTTTTTCTGATAATCTAAATATTTCGATTTCTTCCTCTAGCTTCTTAATCTCTGCATCCATTTCTGATTCTCTTTTCTCTTTATCTTTGATTATGCCGATCTGCTCTTTTTCTTCTTTTAATTCCTGTAGCTTTTCTTCCTTTTCGGTTAAATCTATTTCGGTATTATAGGCTATAGGATTGACTATTTTTCCCATTCTTGTTTCGTCTTTAATCCCATTCTCATACATAGCAGATTTAACAATGAAATTCTGGTAGTCTTTAACCTTCAATGCCTCGGGATTCGCCGGAACATTAACCGCCGAAATTTCAAGCAATTCAAATTTAGTGAATCTGCGCCCGAATCTGCGTATGCCCTTTCCTTCATCCGGCATATCCTCAAATGCTATCGGGTCAAACCTGATAGAAAATGCTTTTAAGAATCCACTCTTGAACATATTGAACACCTGATCTGCAAATGGATTCACTTCCGGTGGCGCGAATACTGGCGTAAATTTTATTGCATTATCCTCAACCCGCACATCTGTTGCCTTGCCTATTGGCAATGCAGATGCATCATGCGACCATAACAATACAGGATTCTTGCGGAAGTTCTTTAATTTAACCCCAGAAGGCTCGAGTATATCACCATCCCGGTCAATGCTCCCCGTAGATGCTATCGCCGTAAAGCTTCTTTCCTTCTCATTAAAATCTTTCAACTCGCAATCAAACCTCTTGTCGAATTTTGTTTTCATAGTCTTTCCGTCATCCTCCTCGCTTAAATTTATTATTTCATTATTGCCAAGAAATACATCTGAAATCCTGGCGTGTTCTTCTACCCAATTTTCCGCATCTTCTTTTGTCCATTTATCATAATCGAACAAAAAGCTTGCCATTCTTGGTGAACCATAGGGGTCTGATTTTAGCCTGCCTATTAACCCATCAATACCCTTACTATTATTTACTGAAATAATTTTTAATGTCGCAAAATTAAAGATACTTGTGTTTCTAACAACTATTTCATGTACATTCATTATTCGTCCTCCATTGTCGCCATAGGTATATATATAACAATCCCCGGCTTCTGCTCAATCTCTATCATCACGTCAAGCATAGGGCAATTCTTTGTGTCTCTATCTACCACCCTGATATTATCAAAATATTTCCAATCCTTATCAGCCCGCATCATTACAACATTCGCATCATCAATAATCTTTTTGGCTTTTTCTTTTTCAATTATTTTCATTAAAAAGCCTCCGGGTCTACTACTGGTAAAACAGCACAATGGCAATTTATATCTTCACTTGCTATCCCTATTTCGCCCGGGTGCATACCCGAACCAGCCCCGACCTGAAATGGCTCGTCCAGCGGAATAGGATTCATTTCATTATAAACACTTCCAGCCTCCAAATGTGTATCCCTCGTGTTGATATAAGCGGGATTCCAAAACTTACCAGACATCGGGTCTAGCTGTCTATATGCTTCTAACGCCCCCTTATTAGAAGCCGCTATAACCTCGGTTTGTGCAATTCGTGTTGCCCTCCATGATTCCATGCGATAGGGCTCAAAAACTTCTTGTATTCGCTTAGATATTTTTTTAATACCTTCTCCCTGTAATACACCCTCTTGAATCGCGGCATTAATTTCTGAATATTCCTCAACAGCTTTTTCAGCCGATATATCCTTAAATCCTTTTACAATAGCATCCAGTAAATCATTTCTATTTGCAGTTATAACCTCTCTCGCTTTTCGTGGACTAAATGTTTTAAGATAATTTTCAACAAAGGGGTCTCTAGTATCGAACTTCCTACTCGCGCCCAGATTATCAATCTGCATTTGCCCATTAGAAGCCAGCGCGATTAAATGAACTTTTTCACTCCGCTTATTCCATGCTTTTATAGTTTCATCTAAATCATATAGTATACTTTCAACTTTAGCAGTCCTATCAGTCGCGGCTATTCTCAATGCCCTGATAGAACTTATTTCTAAACCCATAAAAAACCGATCTATTATCCGCCTATATTGACGCTCAATAATGTTTGCGTGTTCGTCAAATTGTTTTGAGAGCATCAACTTCCGAGTCTTTGTATAATATTTCAATGCAAAATTTTTTCTTTTTTCATCTTCATCTTCAAGAGGTGGGGCAATCATAGGAGGCGGCGCTGGCGGCTCTAATATCCGATCTATAGGGGTTAATCCCATAGGTAAATAACCTGTATCCCCGCCTTCTATCTCCGAAAATCCGAGTTTGAATCTTTTATTAATTTCATTCGCCGGATAACCCATATCGAAATAAATTTTTGCGATAGTAGCGTTTCTCTGTTCATCCTCCTTCAATGCTTCCTGACCTGATGTATCAAATTCAAAGAATAGATTAATATCATACATTCGAATAATCGATTGAACAACAGCCTGTACTCTTTTCAGCTTCGGTATAATCGTATTTGATAAGAATATTTTTGAAGCCTGTAAATAATTGCTATATGTCGCCCTGTCCAGTATCCCGACCATCATTGTTGGTACACCGAAAGCAGCACAAATTTCCTCGCGATTCAATTTCAGACCGGAAATATATTCTATATCTTTTGAAGTTCCAAGTGTGTCTTTATATTTAAGCCCGCCTTCTAATATCATAGGCAAGCCTGATTTACTTATGCCTCGATATTTACCGTATAATCGTTGTAACAATTCATTAAATTTGTCCTCTGTAAA